CGCCATTGGCATCGCCGGAGCCTCCATGTTCAAGGACTACCAGACCATAGGCCTGCAGGACTTGAAGCTCTACATCCACAAAGAGCCGGATGGCGGAGGCGACACCTTCTACCGGAAGCTCACACACGCCCTGGCAGACACCGGATTCACCGGGGAGGTTTACGTCTGGAGCTGCCAGAGTCTCGGCAAAAAAGACCCGTCCGACGTTTACCTGGCCCACGGCAAAGAGGAAGCAGCCAAGCTGATCCGGGAGGCCCTGAAACGGGCAAAGGCCGTCGACCTGGAGGCAGAGATGCGTGAGGAACCCATCACCGGCGCACCCCTCAGCCTGCGGACGCCGGAGGGCTGGCTTTTTTCGGACAAGGGTATCAGTTGGATTGACCCGAAGACGCACACCCCCGCCAATGTCTGCCGTACGCCCATCCTCCTGACCCAGCGGCTGAAAAGCCTGGAGACCGGAGACGAAAAGATGGAGGTCGCCTTCAAGCGTGACGGGGAGTGGCAGCGGGCCATTTACCCCCGGTCGGTGATTTTCTCCAGCCGGAGCATCACCACCCTGGCGGACTTGGGCTGCACCATCACCAGCGAGAATTCGAAGAACGTGGTGAAGTTCCTGGGTGCTTTGGAGTCGGAGAACATCGACATCATCCCCAAAAACGACGCCACCTCCACCTTCGGCTGGCAACCAGGGCGGCGGTTCATCCCCGGCCACGATGAGGGGATCACCCTAGACATTGACCCATCCCAGCGGGGCATGGCGGCAGCGTACTGCCAGAACGGCACCATGGAGCGGTGGATCGAGCACATGGCCCCTCACCGGAGCCGTGAGAAGTTCCGCTTCATCCTCGCCGCTAGCTTCGCCGCCCCGCTCCTTCGGATCGTGAAGCAGAGGATATTCTTCGTTTACAACTGGGGCGGCTCCAAGGGCGGCAAGACCGCCGCCCTGAAAGCGGCCCTCTCCGCCTGGGGAGACCCGGAGCGGCTCATGGTCAACTTCAACGCCACCCAGGTGGGCCTGGAGCGGACGGCGGCATTTTACTGCGACCTCCCGCTGGGCATCGACGAACGGCAGCTGGCCGGGAATAACCAGGGGGCACTGGAGAAGATCGTCTACATGATCGCCAGCGGCACCGGCAAGATCCGGGGGGCCAAGAGCGGCGGCATCCAAACCGTCCACCAATGGAGAACCGTGGCCCTGGCCACGGGAGAGGAACCGCTCAGCACAGAGACCTCCCAGACCGGCGTCAGCACCCGCGTCCTGGAGATTTACGGGGGGCCGTTCGACAACGAACAGGACGCCGCCCTCATGCACCAGCAGGCCGCTATGGACTGCGGGTGGGCAGGCCCCGCCTTCATTGAGCACATCCTCCAGATGGATGAGCGGGAGATCGTGGAACGTTACGAGGATATGCAGCGGTATATCCGGGAGACCAGCCAGGGAAAGAACGGCTCCCACATCGCGGGGATCGCCGCCGTGGCTCTAGCTGACAGCCTCATTGATGAGTGGTTCTTCGGGGGCAACCCCAGAGAATCCGTGGCGGGGGCAAAGCGCATGGCAGCGAGCATCCTGATTAACCAGGTGGAGGCAAACACCACCGACGTCAATGAGAACGCCGTCCAGTTCATCGTGGACTGGGTGCTGGCCAACCGTTCCTACTTCGGTGCGAACGCCATAGGCACCTGCCTTGGCTTCACCAGCGAGACCGGGAACACCGCCTACATCTTCCCATCCATGCTGAACCAGGCCCTGACGAAAGCTGGGTACAGCCCCAGGAAGACCATGAAGTACATGGCAGAGAAAGACCTCATCGCCACAGACATCGACCGGAAGACCGGAAAGCGCCAGTATTCACTCATTAAGCGGTTCGGCACCCGCGTCGCCCGGTTCGTGGAATTTTACATTGGCAAGCTGGCCGAAAACAAAGACGCCATCGACGATGCGGACGAACTCGACGATGGAAGCGACCTCCCGGAGGCATGGAAGCAGGAGTCCTTCGGCGGCTTCCGAGAGATTGAGGGCGGCGATGAAGACCTGCCATTTTGACCCCAAAATGTTACTGCTAGAAATTAGGAGTAACGCTAGGAGTAACATTAGGAGTAACACGAAAAACCCAGTCATATCAAGGCTTTCAAGCGTTTTGTTACTCCTGTTACTACTAAAATTGAGAAATACACATTATTATTGCAAAATTATTGCACAACGCAGAAATTCATGACTTAGTGCAATAAATTTCAAAAAATACGGTGTATGTTCTCCGGTTAGGAGTAACACCCGAAAAAAGGGGCGAAAGCCCTAGAGCGCCAAGGCTTTCTGCTGTAACTCCTATTTTCTGAAAAAGGAGTTACAACGGCCAAAAACGGCAAAAAAGGGGGACTGCAAAGCGATGACCGACACAGAATGGATTGCAAAGCTGGATGCGGACTTCGGCAAGCTCCAGAGGAACCGCCAGCAGGTGCCGCTGGAGAAGCTGGAGACCACCTACGCCAAGAGCTACAAGGCCCTGATCGGCAGGCTCACCGAGGCGGCTGACTGGTTCGCAGACCGATACCTTCAGACCCTGATGGAGCACTGGCCCAGGCACCCGAAGGATACCGCCGGGAACGAATGGCTGGAACAGAAGGTCGCAGCCATCATCGAGGAAGAAAACCAGGCCGGAGGGCTGCGGGACAAATGGAGGCTGGCCCTGGTGGCCCACCTCGACCGGGAGGAATTCGAGCAGCTGGTCTTCGAGCGATACGCCCGGTGCGAGCAGGAAGCCTTCGACCCCTACTGGCAGCGCCACAACCGCTGGACGGGAGAGACAAGGAACCGCTGGATCTACAACGACATCATCCGCCGGTTCTGGCTCCCGCCGGGGAGAAACCCGGACTTCCCCAACGGAGCCTGGATCGACAGTAGCTACCAGGTTTACACCAGCAGC